GTCTGCTGTTCAGGCACGCATTCACTATGCGATGAAGCAAGAGTTCCGTTTGCTCAAGAACATCATCCGTGACTACACCCCCGAGGACTACGACTACGAGCCGTACGATGCTACGCCGCATGCCAAGCGTAGCGACTACGACATGGTGGAAGTCATTCCGGTATCGGACCCCAACGCCGCGACTATGTCGCAGAAGGTGGTTCAGTACCAAGCCGTGATGCAACTGGCGCAGACTGCGCCTCAACTGTATGACTTGCCCTACTTGCATCGTCAGATGCTGGAGGTGCTAGGCATCAAGAACGCTGCAAAACTGGTGCCGATGGAGGACGACTTCAAGCCGCGTGATCCTGTCTCCGAAAACATGGACATGATTAACGGCAAGCCTGTCAAAGCCTTTATCTACCAAGACCATGAGGCACACATCACTGTGCACATGGCTGCGGCGCAAGACCCCAAGATTGCGCAATTGATCGGTCAAAGCCCGAACGCTCGCAATGTCCAAGCAGCACTGGCTGCACACATCCAAGAACACCTTGCCTTTGAGTATCGCAAACAGATCGAAGAGGCTGCTGGTGTGCCTTACCCCGCTCCGGACTCCGAGATGTCGGAAGAGACCGAAGTGCAAATCTCTCGTCTGGCTGCTGCCGCTGCCCAGCAAGTTCTCCAAAAGAACAAGTCCTCGGTGGCGCAGGAACAGGCGCAACAAGCCGCACAAGACCCCATTGTGCAAATGCAGCAGGCCGAACTTCAGATCAAACAGCAAGAAACCGAGATCAAGAAGCAGAAACTCGTCATCGACGCCGCCGCCAAAAAGGATCAACTGGCTATCGAACGCGAGCGCATCGCTGCACAGAAGGAAATCGCAGGTGCCCAGATTGGCGCGAAGGTTGGTTCCGAAAAATCCAAACAACAAGCCGAGGGTATGCGCATGGGTATAGAACTCGCCCGCGAGGCGAAACAAGATTTACAACCACCGAAGAAGGAGAATGAATGAGTGATGACCTTCTAACGTATCTCTCAAAAAAGATACGTGATGAGCAAAAACTCATCGAAGAAGATTTGGTAATGGGTAAAGCCAAGGACTACGGCGCGTATCAACATGCGTGCGGTGTGTATCGTGGCTTGCTAGTTGCCAACAATATGCTGTTAGAAACCAAAGAAAGGATGGAGAACTCAGATGACTGAAATTTTAATTGGGCAGGACGCAACTGACCCAAACAACACAACCGTGCTGCCCCAAACGGCAGAAGAGAAGGCCAAGCAACTGCCGCAACCTTCCGGCTATCGCATTCTCTGCGCAATTCCAGAGATTGAGAACACGTATGAAAGTGGGATTGTCAAAGCCGACATCACGCTACAGCACGAAGAACTTCTGACTACGGTGTTATTCGTAGTGAAGTTGGGTCCAGATTGCTTTAAGGACGAAAAGCGTTTTCCAAGTGGCCCTTGGTGCAAGGAGGGGGACTTTATTTTGGTCCGTCCCCATGCAGGCACAAGGCTAAAAATTCACGGACAAGAGTTCCGCATCATCAACGACGACAGTGTTGAGGGGGTTGTTCAAGACCCTCGCGGCATTTCGCGCAAATAAGGAGTGACACATGCCTCTACCTAAAGCCCCAGAAGCAAAGGATGATTTCGAGTTTGAAATCGAAGGACAGGAACAGGAAAAACCTGCTGTAGAAACTAAGGGTAAACCCGTAAAACAAGAACCAGAACTGGAGATTGTTGACGATACCCCTGAAGAGGACCGCGACCCCACAACTGGTCGCGTGCGTGAACCACTCCCGCAAGAAATCGTCGAGGAACTCGAACAAGACGAACTAGAGGACTACTCGGAAAAGGTAAAAGTCCGCCTCAAACAGATGAAGAAAGTCTGGCACGACGAGCGTCGTGCTAAAGAGGCGGCTTTGCGTGAGCAGCAAGAAGCCGTTGGTCTTGCGCAACGCATTATCGAAGAGAACAAACGCCTCAAGACCCAACTCACCGCTGGTGAACAGTCTTATATCGACACGGTTAAAAACGCTGTCGAACTTGAGTTGGAAATGGCAAAGCGAGCCTACAAAGAGGCTTACGACACCGGGGATGCTGACCAGATCATGGCAGCGCAGGAAAAATTTAATACTGCGTCTTTCAAGATGCAGCAAGTAAATAATTACCGACCCCCTTTACAAACTCAAGAAATTGAGGTAAATAATGTACCTGAGAAGGTGCAAGTTCCGACTCCAGATTCCAAGACCCTTGCGTGGCAAGAGCGCAATCCTTGGTGGGGAACGGACCCAGAGATGACTGCTTTGGCCCTTGGCTTCCATCAAAAACTGGAACGCGAAGAAGGTAAACAGTATGTCGGCACCGATGATTACTGGCGTCGTATTGACAGTACAATGCGTCGTCGATTCCCTGAGTACTTCGGTACTTCAGAGAATGAAACACAAACGACTAACGGGGGCGGCAAGCCCGTTACGCGCACAGAAAGTAAGCCCGCCACAGTGGTTGCTCCGGCATCCCGAAGCACGTCTTCCAAGCGGATTGTGCTGAAACAATCGCAAATAAACCTTGCGAAAAAATTGGGATTAACCCCCGAGCAGTATGCCCGGGAATATGCAAAAACTTTGGAGAACTAACATGGCTGAAAATAGACTTGCACGCGAATTAGACACCCGTAGTACGGCGGAGCGCCCAAAGCAGTGGATGCGCCCCGAAACCCTGCCGCAACCAGATAAGCAGCCGGGTTATGCGTACCGATGGGTGAGGGTTTCTATGCTCGATAAGGCTGATGCCCGCAACATCTCGTCAAAACTGCGAGAAGGTTGGGAGCCTGTCCGAATTGAGGAGCAACCCAAATTTTCACTGCTAGTCGATCCCAATAGTCGTTTTAAGGACAACATTGAGGTCGCCGGGTTGTTGCTTTGCAAGATGCCTTCTGAATTTGTTGACCAGCGTAGCAACTACTACGCTAAGATCACCAAAGACAATATGGACGCTGTAGACAACAACTTTATGAGAGAGAATGACCCGAGGATGCCTCTTTTCGCTGAGAAGAAGTCCAAAACGTCATTCGGTTCTGGCAAATAACTTTTTGTGAGGTAACAAAATGGCTTATCCTACCGTCTCGAAGCCCTACGGGCTTCTACCGATCAATTTGATCGGCGGTCAGGTGTTCGCTGGTGCTACTCGTCAGATTCCCATCGCTTCCAATTACGCAACGAGCATCTTTTATGGTGACCCTGTCAAATTGGTTTCTTCGGGTACTCTGGAGCGTGACACCCCCGACGCCGCAATGACCCCTGTTGGTGTGTTCCTTGGCTGCTCTTATACCGATCCTACGTTCGGTAAAGTGTTCCGTCAGTACTACCCTGCTAACACTGTCGCAAATGACATCGTGGCTTTTGTCCAAGATGATCCTGATGCGCTGTTTAAAGCAGCGGTTGTGTCTGGCACCACTGTAATTGCTGCTGTGGCCCGCACTTTCGTTGGCAATAACGTTGAAATGGTTGACAACACTGGCAGTACCACCACTGGTGATTCTGCTGCTGGCGTCTCCGCTCCTGCGACTACTGCCACTCTGCCGCTCCGCATCGTTGATGTGGTTCCTGATACTGCGATTGTGACGACTGCTACTGCTACAACCACTAGCGGAAGTACCTCAGTAACTCTGTCTGCTACTAACGCTGACATCCTGAAATATATGGAAATTTCTGGTACTGGCATCGCTGCTGGCACTACGGTTTCCGCCATTTCGGGCACTTCTTTGACTCTGTCTGCTAACGCTACCGCTTCTGGTACCGTGACGTTGACTTTTGTGGGTTATCCTGAAGTGATTTGCAAGTGGAACGCTCCTAGCGTCACTGGTCAAACTGTTGCGGGTGGACATCAGTATCTCAACCCGAACGGCGTATAAGGAGTGACAAATGGCTATTTCACGCGCACAACTACTTAAGGAACTCCTCCCCGGCTTGAACGCCCTTTTTGGCATGGAATATGCCACTTATGGTGAAGAGCACAAGGAGATTTACGAAACCGAGACCTCCGAACGTTCGTTTGAAGAGGAAACCAAACTGTCTGGCTTCTCCGCCGCTCCGGTGAAGAACGAAGGCAGTGCGATTGCCTACGATAACGCGCAGGAAGTCTTTACGGCTCGCTACACCCACGAAACCATTGCTCTTGGCTTCAGCCTAACTGAAGAGGCGATTGAGGACAACCTCTACGACTCTCTGTCTAGCCGCTACACCAAGGCTCTGGCTCGTGCGATGGCGTACACCAAGCAGACCAAGGATGCTGCTAACCTGAACAACGGCTTCAACTCCGCCTACCCCGGTGGTGATGGTCAGCCTCTGTTCTCGACTGCACACCCGCTGGTTTCTGGTGGCACCAACAGCAACACGCCGTCTACCCCTGCTGACCTGAACGAGACTTCGCTTGAAGCCGCCGTTATTCAGATCGCTGCATGGACTGACGAACGTGGCCTGTTGATCGCTGCGAAGCCTCGCAAACTGATCGTTCCTCCTTCGCTGCAATTCGTTGCTACCCGTATTCTGGAGACTGAACTCCGTACGTCTACGGCTGACAACGACATCAACGCGTTGAAGAACAACGGTTCGATCCCCGAGGGTTATTCTGTCAACCACTATCTGACAGATAATGACGCATGGTTCCTGTGCACCGACGTGCCTAACGGTATGAAGCATTTCATTCGTACCCCGATGGCTAACTCGATGGACGGTGACTTCGATACTGGTAACGTACGTTACAAGGCTCGTGAGCGTTATTCCTTCGGCTGGTCTGACCCATTGGGCATGTTCGGTTCGCCGGGTGCCTAAGTAAGAAAGGGAAGGGGGTAAAACCTCTTCCCTTTTTTGCTGGATGCAGTACACTTGAAATGTCTAGGATTTTTTACCTGTATCGACTGACCTAGCAGACTTTGTAGAGACGATACGGGGAGGTGCTACAACACGAAAGGATTGTCATGGCACGTACTACTTTTTCGGGTCCAGTCAACTCGCAGAACGGTTTTGAATCTGGTACCTCTTCCGACCCAATCACCGTATCTACGGCTTCCAACGTTTCTTCTTCCTACGTTACTGCGTCGAACACCACTGGTGACGTTCGCCTTAACTACTCCCGTCTGACCTTTACCTCTACTGGTTCTGGTGAGACTATCCGTGCTCTTACTCGTGTAACGGGCGCAAATGCCGCTACTGGCGGTACAGTTAACGGTGCTCATATCTCTTTATCTGTCAATACCGGCGGTTCTATCTCTGGTGCAGGTAATGGACTACGTGTAACCCTTGGTGCTGCTGCCAGCGTAACGGTTGGTGGTACTGTTGCAGCCCTACAGGTTGATTCTGATCTTGGTGCTGGCGCAACGTTACCCGGAAACGCTTCGTTTATCCGTGTGACAAACAGTGGTTCAGGAACAATTACCAACCTGTTTAACCTCCCAGATGCAATGGTTGCTCCGATTGGTGCTACGCCTACTACTGCTACCCAAAAAATCCGTTTTGTTGATTCTGCTGGCACTGCGTATTTTCTTTACGCAATTGAAGCCTAATGGAAATAACAAAAGAGTTTCTTCTAGCGGAGATTGAGAAAATGCAAGCGCAGCGGGACCATGCTCATGACGTAGCAGTGGCTTCTCAAGCAGCGATTGATACTATGCAGGCGCTTCTTGCACGACTCGATCTCCCTGAAGAAGGATTGAAATTCTCGGACGCGGGTCTACCCGACCCTGTCCCACCGGAGAGCGTAAATGGCAACAATGCAATATGACGTACTAGCGTCGCGACCCCTGACATCGACAGGTAACTTCCTAGACCAAAATGGCAACGCTATTGGGCGTGCCCGTATCAAAACAATCTATGCGGTCAACGGTACAAATGCAGGTTCTGTAGTTATCCGCAATGGTTCGACTGGCAAAATCTTGATGACCGTTAATACAGCGGCAAATACGTCGGCTGGCTACACCATCATTCCTCTGCCCGGTGAAGGCATCCTTGCAGATAACGCTCTGCACGGTACTGTGACTGACACCACTTCGATTACTCTGATTTATGGGTGATCGACATGGCTACCAAACCTGTATCTAAGAAGACAATGGCATGCAATAAACCGCGTGCCACTCCGTCTCACCCTAAAAAATCGCACATCGTTAAGGCGTGCGAAGGGGGCAAGGAAAAGATCATTCGCTTTGGGCAACAAGGCAAAAAGGTCGGCACCGTGTCAGGTACGGCGGGTAAACCAAAGGCGGGGGAGTCTGCACGCATGAAAGCCAAGCGGGCTAGTTTCAAAGCCCGTCACGGTAAAAACATTGCAAAGGGTAAAACGTCAGCAGCCTATTGGGCTGATCGCGTTAAGTGGAGTAAAGGTGGAGAAGTTTGATGGAGATGATGATATGGAACATCATACTTACCTCGATTATTGGCATCATGGCCTTTCTACTCAAAGGTAAGTTTGATGAATTGGACCGCCTCGGTATCTTGCTTAACAAGACCCGGGAGGAAGTTGCTCGTGAGCACATCACTCGTGCTGAAGTTCACCGCGACATGGAAAAAATTATGGAACGCTTTGATGCGGGAATCTCTCGACTTGAAGCGAAGATCGACGATCTACGTAAAGAAAAGAGGGTTTGAGTATGTCTGACGAGAACCGCATGAAATACCGTAAGCCTACGGAAAAAGAACAGGCAAAACTGAATAAAGCCCGAGAGATGATGCAACGTGGCATCGAGGGCGAGAAGGACTTCCTGTCCAAGATTTCCACCACAATGGCTAAGTCTGCTCGTGACGAGCAAAAAGAAGCCAAACGTCTCCGCGAATCTGTACCTGAGTCTGCTCGTAACTACGAGGGTCTTGAGGGCATGAAAAAAGGCGGTAAAGTCAAAAAGATGGCCTCTGGTGGCTCTGCTTCCAAGCGGGCTGATGGCATAGCCCAGCGCGGCAAAACTCGTGGAAAGGTGGTGTGAGATGAAAGGCAAAGACCTACTAGGTTCGATTTCTCCTGTTTATGGCATGGCTACTGGACGCGGTGCGTTTGGAAAACTGACCGACAGCATGGGTTACGGTATGGGCGTTATTCCCGGCATGTTGGCTGACAACCGCAAGCGAAAAAAAGATGGCACTCCTATGACCCCGGTTGAAGAGGCTACGGCTGCTGCAAAACCCGCGATGCGTAAGGGGGGCAAAGTTAAAAAAATGGCCTCCGGCGGTTCCGCTTCTAAACGTGCTGACGGCATAGCCCAACGAGGTAAGACCCGTGGAAAGATGTGCTGATGTACTTGACGAGCAACATTCCGTATTTCAAATGCTGGGTGAGGAAAGAGTTCACTAATGGACACCAGAATTATCACGGAGAGTATGTGCATGCGTTGGCAGTGGCTGTCACGACTATTCCTGATCGGTGCCTTAGTTTCCAAGTCATTTTTACGGGGTGCGAAGCAGACGATGGGAGTCAACCCAACGTTCATGGCGGTGCGATGTGGGCAAGGATGCCGATTACCGCTTTGGTTGGGGACATACCGCTTGAGCAATGGCCTGAACGTATGCAAACCCATTTGGCGCAGCCTTGGGACTGTAGTTCGTACAACCACGGTATTGTTAAGTTTCAAAGAGCGCAGCCGTCCCCTTGGCTGTGCAAAATTAACAATGAGTTTCACACGGGGCGGTATTTGTTCACAGTAGATTATGCTGAGAGTGAGGTTGCAGAAGACCCATCGCAGCATAAACAAAGTCATGTGTTGATGTTGACAGATGCAGGAAAATGGACAGGGAATATAGTGGCGTTACCTAACAATCGAGTGCGAGTTACCAGCCCAGCCTACTGGGTAACTGGAGAAGGAGCGCCCGATTTTAGACCTAGCCAATGGATTCATTGTGCGGAGCAAGACGATTCGTACATGGACCCGGAGGTAACCTTCAACAACTTGTACAAGGAGTAGTGAAAATGATGAAAGCAAAAATGGCTGCTGGTGGCGGCATGATGAAAAAAGGCTATGCGGCTGGTGGCATGCCCATGACCATGAAAGATGGCAAGAAAGTCCCAACGTTTGCGGCGGATGGCAAAGGCGCAATGGCTAAAGGCGGTGCAGCCAAGGCCAAAGCCAAAATGATGGCTGGCGGTGGTATGGCAAAGTCCAAAATGGCTTCAAGCATGGGTAAAGTTCCAACTGGCAAACCAGCAATGGGAAGCGCATCAAAGCGTGCCGACGGTATTGCTATGAAAGGCAAGACTCGTGGCATGGAAGTGAAAATGGCTAAGGGCGGGAAGTCCTAACATGATGCCGAGCCGGGGTATGGGGGCAGTACGCCCCTCTAAGATGCCAAAAGCCAAGACCATCAAACGGAAAGACAATCCGGATGAGGTCACCATGTACGCCGAAGGCGGCAAGGTTGAGTCTCGTGTCAACGAGGCGGGCAACTACACGAAACCCGGCAAACGCAAGCAACTCTTTGAGCAGATCAAGGCAGGTGGTAAAGGGGGTGCTCCGGGGCAGTGGAGTGCGAGAAAAGCACAAATGCTGGCTACGAAGTACAAAAAGGCTGGCGGGGGGTACAAGTGAGTGGACTCGCAAAAAGCCAAAAAAGCCTCAAAGCGTGGACCAAGCAAGAGTGGCGAACCAAAAGCGGTAAGCCCTCGACGCAAGGCGCAGACGCGACGGGCGAACGTTACCTCCCCAAAAGAGCAATCAGCGCCCTTAGCCCCTCTGAGTACGCCGCTACAACCCGAGCCAAGCGTGCAGGAAAAGCCGCAGGCAAACAGTTTGTGGCGCAACCTAAGCGTATTGCTAAAAAAGTTGCTCCGCATAGGAAGATGAAATGACAACGTCCGGTACCAACTCTTTTAATCTCGACCTCAATACGTTTGTTGAAGAGGCGTTCGAGCGTTGTGGGTTGGAACTGCGTTCGGGTTACGACCTGCGTACGGCTCGCCGTTCGCTTAACCTGTTGACGATTGAATGGGCCAACCGAGGCATTAACCTGTGGACGGTTGAGCAGGGTCTGATTGCTATGACGCAGGGGACGATTACGTACTCCTTG